GGTCATCAAAGATCCGTGGACGGAGCCTGTTCCGTATTACGCAGCTTACACAGCTAAGTTTAAAGAACAGAGCTATGGCGAGGCTGAGATTTTCCGTCAGCAATATATTCAGAAGTGCCAGAATCTTTTGGCTACTACGTTCACTCGTCGTATGCCGATGCCGTACTCACAGGCTTACTAATGGCCCAGAGTCCTGAACAACAAAAACAGTATCATGTAACAAAGTCGTTCAAGGCTCTGAACACTAAAGCTAATCGTACGGCTATTGACGAAAACGAATTTTCTTGGATTGAAAACGCTCAACCTATTGGGTTTGGCAATATTAAAGTTGTTCCTCAATCCTCAAATGTCGGTGTTACTTGGTCAAATACGGTCACAGAACTGACCAATGTTAACATAACTAACACAGACTATATTTTGGCTTTTCAAGCCAATGGTGGAGCCGAAGCATATAATCTGACTAGTAATTCTATTGTAACCATAGCCACCGCTGGAACCTTTACGGGTACTGGTATGCGGGCCAAACAATGGAAAGACGAACGTGCCATCATTATTGACCCAAATCAGGGCTATTATACTTGGGACGGGGCAAATCTTATTACTATTGGCTCTGTTGGTGGCATTGGGATAACCAATGTCGGATCTGGTTACACAGAAGCCCCTATTGTAACTATTTCTGCTCCAAATCAAACAAATGGCAAGCAAGCAACGGCTGTAGCGTCTATTTCTAACGCTGCTGGCACTATTTTGTCTGTTTTGGTAACGGCTAATGGTAGCGGGTACACAACCCCTCCGACTGTTACATTTGAGGCTCCTAAGAGCCAATTTGGCGTTCAGGCTCAAGGTTCTGCGTCAATTCAGGCAGGTAATGTTGTTGTTATATCTGTGACCAACCCAGGATCTGGTTATACGTCGGCTCCTAATGTCACGATCACTGGCGGTGGAGGTAACAATGCAGCCGCAACTGCCATTCTTGGGTCTGGTATTGTCACAGCAATTACGCTTACAGAGGCGGGTAGTGGATATACTTCTCCCCCTACCGTTACAATATCTAGTGGTGGTGGAAACAATGCTACTGCTGTGGCTGGTTTCTTATCTTTTGCAAAAGGAACTGTCGGAATCCTTGTCACGGCTGGAGGGTCTGGTTATACCTCACCCCCAACTGTAACTATCACTGGAGGCGGCGGTGCTAATGCTAATGCTGTGGCTATCGTTAACGGCGGGGCTGTTACTGGCGTTGTCGTGGTTAATCCTGGTTCTGGTTATACAAGTAATCCGACAGTAACCTTTACGGGTGGTGGCGGGAATGGTGCGTCTGCCACAGCCATTGCTACCGTTGACCAGAATGTTGACATATCATCGTTTCAAGGCCGTGTGTGGATTGCTCAGGGTCGTACGGTCTTTTACTCGGCTGCTGGCCTGTACAACGACTTTGTGAGCGTTTCGGCTGGTAACATTAACCTTGCTGACGATACGCTGCATAGCAACATCAAGTCGATCATATCGGCTAATAACTTCCTGTATGTGTTTGGTGAGAACTCAATCAACGTGTTCTCAGATGTTCGGGTGAGCACGACGGGTGCAACCCTGTTCACTAACACAAACGTATCTGCGTCGGTCGGCTCTAGGCGTATTGACGCTATTTTCCCGTTCTTCAGGTCTTTGTTGTTTGCTAACGACTATGGAATTTATGCCCTTGTAGGGGCTACAACCAGCAAATTATCGGACGCTTTGGACGGAATTTACCCGTTATTTGACTTTACCAAACCTGTTACGGGCGGTCAGGTTTTGTTAAGCAATATACTTTGTGCTGCTTTCCAATTCTGGTACAATGACCCTGTGCAGGGGTCTCGACCCATACAATGCGTCTTTTTTGACAAAAAATGGTTCATTACAAGCCAAGGTACGCTTAACTATTTGACTTCAGTGGCAAATGGGGGTGGCGTTTATATTTATGGGACAAATCAACGCAACCTACTAAAGTTGTATGCAGACTCTACGTCTAACATTTCTACTAACGTGCAGACGGCTCTTTGGCCTATGGGAGACGTTATTCGAGATAAACAGGCTTTAAAATGGGGCATTGAAGCTATTTTAGGAACGGCTGGCAGCACAATCACAGTTACAGTCGATAATGAGACCGGATTGGGTAATGCTGGCGTTTATTCAGCTACTAATTTGATAAGTTGGCAAAACAATGTGGCCACAGTTATTGGGTGGAAAAATAACAGTTCTTCTCCAATTGGCTGGATTGGAAACATAACTGGGTACTATTTGTACAAATATGATGCCCAACAGTATGGAAAATATCTCGGACTTACGCTAACATCTAATAGCGCAAACTTTACTTACAGCACGTTTGAAATGGAATATGAACGTAGAGCGAGGTTCTAATGGCACTGCCTGTATCAGTCCCGTATTCATTTGCTAATGCCACGACGACACAGAACCTGTCGTATCTGGATTCTAATTTCAATACGTTGTCTTATACTTTAAACGGTATTGGTAATGGTACTGTTTCTCTTTCAAACGTATCAATTACGGGCGGTACTATTTCTGCTAACTTGTCTGCTTCAGGGATTTTTAGCGGAACGTCTAATGTCGTTATAACATCATCAAGTGGTCCGGTGTCTATTTCGACAAACGGAAACAATGCTTTTTATATTGACGCTTCTCAGAATGTAGGGATTGGGACAACCACACCTTCTCAAAAACTTGACGTTAAAGGTATTTCTCAATTTACAAATTCTTCAAATTCCACAAACAACAGTTATATTTACGATGGTGGTGGCCTTCTTCTTCAATCTAACAACAACAACCCGATGTATTTTTATACTGGCGGGTCAGAAAAAATACGCATTGATGTTACAGGTAACATGTTGTTTGGAACATCCAATGCAAGCGGTAAAGTCACTGTTGTTGCTACTGGGTCAAATGCTGGCGTTTATAGCACATCGGCAAATAATTACTCCGTTTATGGTCAAGCTTCTGGAGCTTACGCTATTTATGGAAGTCAATCAGGATCAACATACGGCGCTGTTTTTGGCATAGAAAGCACGGGCAAGTATGGGATTATCGGGTATCAGGGCTTAGGTCTGATTACTAATGCCAGCATCAATGTTAATGGAACAACCTATACATCTGACCAAAGGTTGAAAGAAAACATTGTTACAATTTCTAATGCTTTAAATACCATTAAAGCACTCAATCCAGTGTCTTTTAATTGGAAACCAAATTCATCACGAGGTTCGGGCCAAGCTGTACCTGACTTTGGATTGATTGCTCAAGAAGTAGAACAAGTGATTCCTGAGTGTGTTTTTGAAACTAAAACACCACCAAGAACTCCTGAAATGTCTGGTCCTGTTTATCTTGAAGAAGAACTTGGATCATATAAGGGGGTTGATTATAGTAGGTTTATACCTTTTTTGATTGCTGCTTTGAAAGAATCTGCCTCAAAAATTGATGCTCTTGAAACTCGTATAGCTACATTGGAGACTAAATAATGGGTATTCAAGCGTTTACACCAATGGGAAATACGGTGACGTTTACAGCGGCGACCTCCGCTCCTACGCCCGTTCAGTGCTTATCAACGACCATCGGTGGTACGCAATACCGTGTCATTAACAGCGGAAACGTCGTTGTTTTTCTTGGTTTTGGGGACACTTCAAGCCAAGCATCGGGCAATGCTGCGATTGTTTCAACGACTGGTCGAGCTTTCCCCTTGCTCCCAGGCACTGACGAAATCCTGACGTTTAACGCGAACCAGTATTTTACTGGGATTACGGCAAGCGGAACGGCTGTTATTTATGTGACACCAGGGGATGGCATGTAATGTTAAAGACAGTTTCATCAGGTGGTGGCGGTGGTGGTAGCGGTACAGTTACCTCTATTAACGTTAATGGTGGCACGACTGGATTAACAACCAGCGGTGGCCCCGTTACAACATCTGGTAACATAACAATTTCTGGCATTTTAAATGTTGCCAATGGAGGAACTGGAGTTAATTCGAGCACAGGTACTGGTAACGTTGTTTTGTCAACAAGCCCTACCTTGGTTACTCCTAATATTGGAACACCGTCATCTGCAAATTTAATTAACGCAATTAGTTTGCCATTAAGCACTGGAGTTACTGGTGTTCTATCAATAACAAATGGTGGTACAGGGGCAAACAACGCATCGCAAGCACTTTCTAACCTTGGTGGTATCGGCATAGGCAAGGCCATCGCAATGGCAATTATCTTCGGAGGTGGCTAATGGCTAATCCTAATATTGTAAACGTATCAAGTATTTACGCTAACACAGCTTTGTTTTCAGCGGGTGCAACGCCAACAACGATTGTATCTAATCCGGCTGCCAGCAACTCTGTGTACAAGATTGACGGGTTGTATTGCAGCAATACGGACATGACATCGAGTTATTTGATAACGATTGATGTTTATCGTTCATCGACTGCGTACAATGTTGCAACCCAAATTACCGTGCCGTCTGGCGCTACGCTTGATGTTTTGTCTAAACAGCTTTGGTTGTTGGAAGGCGATTCATTGCGAGCAACTGGAAACGCTGCTAGTAAAATTACTGTTACCTGCTCTTATGAGGTCATCAGCTAATGTCAACACGTTCTAATGGCGGTATTATTGGCCCTCAGAATAGAACGACTAGTGCGTATGCTAATGGCGTATGGCATCTTTATGACAATCAACAGTCTGTTTATGCCCGTACTTGGCCTGGTTTTGTGCCTGTAGCCCCATCTGCTCCTGCTGTTGGAACTGTTACTCTTGGCAGTGGAACTCAGGCTGCTTATTTGACGGCTACTATTCCATTTACCGCTGGCTATAACGGCGGTAATGCAATTACGAAAGTTACAGCTATTTCTATTCCAGGTGGATTGACTGCCAACACAAATGGCTCGTCTCCAATCACAATTTCTGGATTGACAGCAAACACCAATTATACTTTTGGCGTATACGAAACCAACTATTTTGGCGACAGCCCGTATGGTTATTCAAATCCAGTAACAACAGCTACTGTTCCTGCTGCTCCGACGATTGGCACGGCAACTCTTGTTGGTTCATTTGTCAACGTGGCATACACATTAAACGGCAACGGAGGCGCTACAATTACAAGCGTCACGGCTATATCAAGTCCTAGCAACATTACTGCAACTGGTAATTCATCGCCAATTTTGGTTACAGGACTTGCAAGCAATACAGCATATACATTTAAAGTTTACGCGACAAATGTTATAGGAAATTCAGACACTTCATCATCTTCAAATTCTGTAACAACACCTCCGTCTGTCACTATTAATTATCTTGTGGTTGCTGGGGGAGGTAGTGGCGGCGGGGCTGCTGGTGGTGGTGCAGGGGGATTGTTATCTGGATCATCTTCATTCTCAGGCGGAACAACTTATTCAATAGCAGTTGGTGGTGGTGGTGCGGCTGTAACAAATTCTTCAGGTACTGCTTCTCCTGGAAATAATGGTAACACAAGTAATTTTGATGTTATTAGCGCAACAGGCGGCGGTGGCGGCGGCGGTTATCTTGCTGGAACTGGATCTCAAAATGGTTTAAGCGGGGGATCGGGCGGCGGCGCTGGTGACAATTCAGGGGGATCTGCATCTACTGGTGGCAGTGGGGTTTCTGGTCAAGGATACGCTGGTGGCAATCAAAATGGATACTTCAGCGCTCCATATCCTGCTGCTGGTGGTGGTGGTGCAGGTGGTGTTGGCGGAAGTATTACTGGTGGATCAACCGGAGGTGCTGGGGGCGCGGGTGTTTCTAATAGTATACTTGGAACTTCGTATTACTTTGCTGGCGGCGGCGGCGGCGGCATACAAGGATCTGGAACGGCTGGTGCTGGTGGTATCGGCGGCGGCGGCGGCGGCGGCGCTTTAACTGGATCGGGTGGAACAGGAGGCGGGTCTGCACTAAATAGTGGAGGAAATGGTAATTCTGCTGGCGTTGGTGGGGACGGTGGAACAAATACTGGCGGTGGCGGCGGTGGTATGGCTATTAGTTTAAATGCTTCTGGTAAAGGTGGTTCAGGTATTGTTGTAATCTCAATGTTAACTTCTGCATATTCAGGTATATATACAGGATCTCCCACAATATCTACATCTGGTAGTTACACTATTCTTAAGTTCACTGGTCTCGGTTCATATACGGCGTAACACATGGCACATTTTGCAAAACTTGACGAACATAATGTGGTTTTGGAAGTTAATGTGGTTAACAACGAAACCATTAATAATTTGCCGTTTCCTGACAGCGAACCTGTTGGGATTGATTTTTTAACAACTTGGTCTGGTGGTTATTCTAATTGGAAACAAACGTCTTATAATTCTAATTTCCGTAAAAATTATGCTGGTATAGGATATACTTACGATCAATCTATTGACGCTTTTGTGCCCCCAAAACCATTTAATTCTTGGTTGTTGAATACAAACACAGCTCAATGGGAATCACCCATACCGTATCCTAACGACGGTAAAAATTATTATTGGAATGAAGAAACCCAAAGTTGGGTAGAAATTACAGGTGCATAATGAGCCAGGATACCATTAACCTTATCTTTACAGCTTTTGGTGCGGTCGCTGGTTGGCTGTTTAAGGTTATTTGGGATTCTGTTAAAACTTTGCAAGAAGACATTAAAGAGATGGAAAGAGATCTTCATATCAATTACATCAGCAAAGATGACTACAA